GTGCGCGCCAGGATGAGCGCGGCCCGCAAGGCCGCGTTGGCCGACCCGGCGGTGCGCGCCAGGATGAGCGCGGCCCGCAAGGCCGCGTTGGCCGACCCGGCGGTGCGCGCCAGGATGAGCGCGACCCGCAAGGCCGCGTTGGCCGACCCGGCGGTGCGCGCCAGGATGAGCGCGGCCAGCAAGGCCGCGTTGGCCGACCCGGCGGTGCGCGCCAGGATCAGCGCGGCCCGCAAGGCCGCGTGGGCCGAAAGCGCTCGGCTCCTGCCGGCCATGGATGCGGCCGTGCGGAAGCTATACGCGAAACTGCGGCCGATCATCGGGCGGGAGGCCGCGCTCGCCGCGGTGCTGGGATGAGCCGGCCGGTCGACGGGCCTGCAGCAGGCAGCATGAGCGAATTCGCCCAGTCGCCGTCGACGTCGACGTCCGAAGCGATCACGACACTGCCGGCGGTGATGCCACAACGTCGCCGCTACTACTGGACGACGCGCGAGGAAAAAATTCTGCGCGAGCACTACCCAAATGGTGGGCTACGGGCCTGCATGCCGTTGCTGCCTAACCGCTCGCCGATTTCGATCTATGCGCGCGCCAATATTCTCGGGCTCAAATCCGCCAAGCGTTCCGACCACCCGCTCAACGCGTGGCCGCCATCGCCGGAGATCGATGAACAGATCCGACGCGTCTACCAGAGCGACAGGATCGGCCGCGGCGAGGTCAATGAACTTGCAACCCGCCTGCAACGGCCGCGCTGGTGGGTAAGTGGCCGCGCCCGCCAGCTTGGCCTCGTCGCACCCCGCTTCAAGCAACCCGATTGGACGGGGGCCGAAGAGGACGTGCTCGAGGCAAATGCACACAAGTCCGATGCAGTCTTGCAGCGCCTGCTGCGCAATCGCGGCTTCCATCGTTCGGAGGCGGCGATCCACAACAAGGTGAAACGCCTCCGGCTCGATCGCCATGATCCCAACCATTTTACCGCGACCGGGCTGGCGGTGTGCTTGGGACTGGACGGGTCCACGGTTGCGAACTGGTGCGAGAAGGGCTGGATCAAGGCCACCAAGCGCGGCACCGAGCGCACCCCGCAGCAGGGCGGCGATCAATGGTGGATCCATCGCCGCAACGTCCGCAGTTTCATCGTCGAGAACGCGGCGCGCATCGATCTGCGCAAGGTCGACAAGTTCTGGTTCATCGAATTCCTGGTCGACGACGCATGACCCGCCCCGTCGACATCAAGGACGTCGTCGCGCAGCTCACGCTGCGCATCGAGGCCCTGTGCGCTGAATTCTTTCCCAAGGGCCGCTTCAACGGGCGCTACTGCCAGGTCGGCTCGCTCGCCGGCGAGGCCGGGCAGTCGCTGGCCATCTATCTCGCCGGCGCGCGGCGCGGCCACTGGAAGGACTACGCCACCGGCGAGTACGGCGATGCCCTCGACCTGGTCGCGCAGGCGCTGTTCATGGGCGACAAGCGCCAGGCGGTGCAGTGGTCGCTGCGCTGGCTGGGGTATGACGTCGGCGGCGCCATGGCGCCCAGGGCGACCCGCCCGGGCCTGGGCGCCATGGGGCCGCCGCGCGACACCGAGGGCGAGGCCGCGCAGGCCGAGAAGGACCGCAAGAGCGCGCACGGCATCTGGCTGGCCGGCCGCGAGGGCGAGCAGCTGCTGGGATCGCCGGTCGACCGCTACCTGCGCGGGCGCGGCATCGACCTGCGCGCGCTGCCGCGGCTGCCGGGCGCCATCCGCTTCCATCCCGATCTCTGGCACCGGCCGACCCGGCGGCACTGGCCGGCCATGGTGGCGGCGATCGCGGACCACCACGGCCGCTTCCTGGCCGTGCATCGCACCTGGCTGCAGATCACGGCTGACAACGTCGTCAAGGCGCCGATGCCGAACAAGATGGTGTGGCCGGCCTATCACGGCGGCTTCATCCGCCTGGCGCGCGGATGCTCCGGCAAGAGCCTGGCCCAGGCGTCCGCCGGCGAAGAGCTGTGGATCTCCGAGGGCATCGAGGACGGCCTCACCGCCGCGCTGGCGGCGCCCGAGCTGCGCATCATCGCCGCCGTCAGCCTGTGCAACATCGGCAATCTCGAGGTGGGCCGCTTCAAGCGGCTGCACCTGCTGCTGCAAAACGACAGCAACCCCAAGACGCTGGCGCAGCGCGACCAGGCCGTGCGCGCGCTGCAGCAGAAGGGCCACGAGGTCTTCTTCCACCGCCCGCCGGCGGCCGTGAAGGACATCAACGAGCTGCTGACCAAGGGGGCGGCGTGATGATTGGGGCGATACGCCAGAAAGGCGCGGCCCCTTGACCACCCCAAAATCAGGGCCAGAGAGCGGACCCGTCCGCCTGGTGATCGACAACGGCGAGCTGGCGCCGCCGCCGGCGCCCGACGATGACGTCGGCGATCATCGGCAGGGCGGCGGCGCGCCGCCGGAGCGCGACGTCACCCTGCCGCCCAACTGTCCGGTAGAGCCCTTGGGCGTGACGGGGCAGCAGTACCACTTCCTCGACGAGCGCCGGCAGTACATCCAGCTCGGCGCCCAGGAGCTCGGGCGGGCCGCGCTCGAGGCGCTGTTCGGGCGCCAGGCCGGCCGCCTCGAGGAGTGGTTCCCGCGCAAGAAGCTGATCGACGACAACTGGGTCATCGTCGGCTGGCGGCCGGAGGCGGCGGGGCGGGCGCTCAAGGTGGCGGCGGCGCGCCTGCCGCTGTGGAACCCGCTGGAGACCATCCGCGGCGGCGGCGCCTGGCGCGGCGACGCCGGCGAGCTGATCCTGCATTGCGGCGACGCCGTCCTGGCGGCGGGCGCCTGGAAGCCACCCGGCCGCTTCGGCCGCCACGTCTACCCGGCGTCCGCGCCCTTGCCCCGGCCCGATGACGATATGGAGTTGTCGCGCCAGGCGGGCGCGACAACACTCAAGCTGCTCACGACCTGGCCATGGCGCCGCCGCGCGCGGCGTAATTCGCAGGGAGACAGCGCCGACGTCGACGCCCGCCTGCTGCTGGGCTGGATCGTCTCGGCCATGCTGGGCGCGGCGCTCACCTGGCGCAGCATGTGCTGGGTCACCGGCGACGCCAGCACCGGCAAGTCGACGCTGCTGGTCGATTGCGTCGGCGGCCTGTTCGCCGGCGGCCTGCTGACGACGTCCGACGCCTCGGCCGCCGGCATCTGGCAGACGCTCGGCTACAGCGCGCTGCCGGTCGCCTTCGACGAGCTCGAGGCCCAGGAGGATCCGCGCCGCGCCCAGGCGATCGTCACGCTGGCCCGCCAGGCCGCCAGCGGCGGCCGCATCATGCGGGGCGGCAGCGACCACAAGTCTACGGAATTCACGGCCAGGAGTTCATTCCTGTTCTCGTCGATCCTGATCCCGCCGCTGCTCAACCAGGACCGCTCGCGGCTCGCCATCCTCGACCTCGAGGAACTGCCCGGCAAGAACGCCGACGACACGCCGCGCGCGGCGCCCGACCTCTCGCCGGCGCGCCTGCTGGCGCTCGGGCGGGCGCTGCGGCGCCGCATGATCGAGATGTGGCCGCAGCTGCCCGAGCGGTTGGAGACCTGGCGGCAAGCGCTGCTGCAGGTGGGCCATGGCGGCCGCGGCGCCGACCAGCTCGGCACCCTGCTGGCCTGCGCCGACCTGGCGCTGCACGACCATCCGCCCTCGAGCGACTGCCGGAGCGAGATCTGCGCTCTGCTGACGGCGGACGCCATGGCCGAGCGCGACGACGCCGCGCCCGACCATGCCCGCTGTCTGGCGCATCTGCTGACCTCGGAGCTCGAGGTCTACCGCGCCGGCGCCAAGACCACCGTGGCCGACTGGATCCGCGACGCCCGCGAGAGCGGCGCGCAGTCGAACATGGGCTACAGCCAGGGCGAGGCCGAGAAGGCGCTCGGCAACCACGGCCTCAAGGTGCAGCGCGACGCTGTCGGCGAGTGGCTGGCGGTCGCCAATTCGCATCAGGGCCTGGCCAAGCTGTTCGGCGCCACCCACTGGGCGGCGCGCTCCGGCGCGGCGGGCGTGTGGATGCAGGCGCTGCGCCGCCTGCCGGGTGCCGTGGCCGGCAAGGACCGCTTCAACGGGGTGGAGGCGCGCTCGACCAGGCTGCCGCTGGCGACTGTTCTGCCCCCGGCCAAGGGCAAGGGAGGGGCGTAATGCAGGATTGTCCTGCAATCACAAGGCTGAGACGCGCGTCTCTTACAGCGTCTCACAGCGTCTCAGGCGGCAAGGCCTTGAACTTGCGCGCTTTTCGAGGGAGGTGAGACGCTTGAGACGCTCCGACCCTCGCCCGCGCGTGAGCGCGCGTGTGCGGGCGCGGGCGCAGGCGCATACGCGCGCGCGTAGCGTCTCAAGCGTCTCAAGCGTCTCACACTCTTTCAAACATACGTCTAATCAAAGGGTTGTCAGGCGAGACGGGGTGAGACGCTGTAAGAGACGCGCGTCTCAGCCTTGATCCAATTGACAAAGGGGAATAAATGGCGCGGATAGCAGGGATCGAGCAGGCGCTGGCGGACGCGGGGGGCGTCGTGCCCGAGGCGCGCCAGGGCGAGCTGCTGGCGCCGGCCGATGGCGCGCGCGCGCCGGTCGAAGGGGCGCGGAAACCAGGGCGGCCGCTCGGGGCGCGGGGGCGGCGGACCGAGGAGTTCCGGCGCGAGCTGGCCGCGCGCGGCGGCAAGATGCCGGGCCTGTGGCTGTACGATCTCTACAACGAGGACACGGCCAAGCTGTCGGAACGGCTCGGCATCAAGCGGGCGGACGCGCTGGCCGAGCAGCGCATGGCCGCGATCGCGCTGCTGCCCTACACCGAGCAGCAGCTCCCGCGCGACCTCAACGTCGAGGGCAAAGGCGCGCTGCTGTTCGCCATGCTGGACCCGGCCAAGCTGACCGGCGAGGCGGGCGCCGACCAGGCCGGGCCGGTGCGGCTGGTTATCGAGGGGGATCAAGGGGTTAGCACCGCCGAGGATCCCGGAGTTGGACAAGACGGAGTTGGACAAGATGCGCCAAGCGATTGATCCTGCGAACGAATTCCCATGCCGACCCGCTGCTCATCCAGCAGCCGAGGCGAGGCGCTGCCGCAGCCGCAGGCCGGCGCCGCAGGGCAGGGGGGGTGGCCATCCGAGGGCGATGCGCGCGCTCGCCGGCGACCCCCCCTACCCGGTTTTTCGCGCGCCGCGTTCTCTCGCCACGCCCCTGCGAAAACACCCGGCCTGCGTTTGGGGGTTTTCTGACGCGAACCAAAAAATCCGGAGCAATCGGACGGGCCGGGGCATCGGGCACCGGGCACCGGGCGACGGCAAGGGCGCGGGCAGGGGCATGAGCGCGGACACCGACGTCCTGGGCCGGCCGGTGGGCGAGCGCGGCACCTACCCGAAGCCGGGGCATGGCTGGACGTGCTTTTTCTGCGGCGAGACGTTCACGACGCCGGGTGCCGCCCGCGATCACTTCGGCGCCGATCCGCTGGCCGATGCGGCCTGCCGTATCAAGGCGGGCGAAGAACGTGGCCTGGTCATGGCGCTGCGCCGCGCCGAGGAGCAGCTGGCGCGCTATCGGGCCGAGGACAGCGACGCCGACCGCGCCATGGCGGCGATGCAGGCCGATCACGCGCGCGCCCTGATCCGCGCTGAGGAGCAAGGCTATGCGCGCGGCCTCAAAGACGGCCGCGAATTGGGGCCACAGTCATGAAGCGCGGCCCAATCGGGCGAGGTCCTCGCCAAGATGCAGTGCTGTGCATCCGCGCATCATCTGAGCTTCGCGCAGCGCTTGAAGTCCGCGCACAGAAACATGGGCAGCCGCTCTCGAGAGAGATCCACCAACTGCTTTGGTGGGGGCTGAGGCATGCACCCTCAGTCGACAAAATGTCGCGGCGGGACATCCTGGCTTGGTTGTCAAAGGGGCGCTTCGCATGACCGGCGCCGCGTCCGGGGTTGTGCCTTATGCGCCGCCGGGGAAGGTGGCGGCGCGGTTCCTCACCTCGACGGCGACCGTGCGGGCGATCATGGGGCCGTACGGCAGCGGCAAGACCTCGACCTGCCTGATCGATCCCGTGATGAAGGCGCAGACGTCGCGCGTGCAGCCGGACGGCTGGCGGCGCTGGAAGACGCTGGTCGTGCGCGACACCTTCCGCCAGCTCGAGAAAACCACCATTCCGACCTGGGTGCGCTGGTTCCCGAAGAAAGGCGAGGGCCTCGAATGGGTCGGCGGCGAGGGCGGGCGGCCGGCCAAGCACACCATGACCTGGGAGCAGAAGGGCAGCGACTATCGGCTGGAGTACATCGTCGAATTCGTCGGCCTCAACGAGCAGGCGATCGACACCGCGCTCGACGGCTTCGAGTTCACCTCGGCCTTCATCAACGCGGCCGACAAATGCGCCGAGGAGCTGCTCACCTACCTGCTGGGCCGCAAGGGCCGCTACCCGCCGACCGACGCCGCCACCGGCGCCGGCGCCGACTGGGCCGGCGTGTCGCTCGACTTCAACGCGCCCAACACCGAGAACTGGTGCTACAAGCGCTTCATCAAGGGGCCGCTGCTGCCGGGCGAGGAGTTCTTCCGCCAGCCGGGCGGGCGCGATCCCGAGGCCGAGAACCTGACGCACCTCAAGGGCGGGCGCGAATACTACGACGACCTGGCGCTGCGCAATCCGCCCTGGTGGGTGGCGCGCTACGTCGACAACAAGCCCGGCTACTCGCGCGCCGGCAAGCCGGTCTACGACGACTTCGACCCCAATTTGAACGTGTCGAAGACGATCCTGTCGCCGGTGCCGGGCATCCCGCTCGAGCTCGGCCTCGACGGCGGCGGCACGCCGGCGGTGCTGATCGGCCAGAAGATGCCGAACGCGCAGTGGCGCATCTATGACGAGATCGTGACGCCGGCCGACAAGACCACCGGGCCGACGCGCCTGGCCGAATACATCAACGCCCTGCTGGCGACGCCGCGCTACCGCGCCGTCACCGAGGGCTTCTGGCTGCGCCGCGGCGACGGCGAGTTCGCCAAGCCGATCGTCGGCTGGGGCGACCCGGCCGCCTTCTACGGCGGCGACACGGAGGCGGGCGACAAGTCGTGGATGGAGGTGGTGGCGGCGAAGACGCAGATCCCGATCAAGCCGGCGCCCGGCGGCAACGAGCTGGCGCCGCGCCACGACGCCGTGCGCCAGGCGCTGGTGCGGCCGATCGAGGGCGGCCAGCGCGGGCTGCTGATCTCGCCCAACTGCGTCGTGCTGATCGAGGGCTTCGCCGCCGGCTACCGCTTCCGCAAGCTGCAGCTCGCCGGCGCCGACCGCTGGGACGACAAGCCCGAGAAGAACGAATGGTCGCACGTGCACGACGCCGGCCAGTACCTGCTGCTCGGCGGCGGCGAGTTCATGGAGGTCACCGGCCGGCGCGAGAAGCGCGAGCGGGCGGCGGCGATGCGCGGCCGCGAGCCGGCGCAGGAATATGATCCTTATCAGTGGTGAAACAGGAGGCGACGATGTGTGAGAGAACGACGAGCGTCTTGAACGCAACCGATGGCGGGCCGCGGGTGATGGAAGGCGCGGGCGCCGCCATGCGCATGACGGGGGTGGCCGTGCTGCGCGAGAAGGCGCAGCGCATGCGGCAGCAGGCCGATCAGCTGGACGCCCTCGCCGATGCCTTGCCGGTGAAGTTGCCGGCGGCGGCGGATGAAGCGCTGTGGAATCTTGCCATTCAGATCGGGACGCGGTCATGAGACGCTGCGTCATCTGCGGCTGCTCGCAGCTGGCGGCCTGCGTCACCGACGATGGGCCGTGCCATTGGGTCGCCGCCGGCATGTGCAGCGCCTGCGTCGGGGCGGTGTGCGAGATCTGGGATCCGGCGGCGCTGGCGGCGGGGCAGCTCGTCTATCAGCCGGGCGCGACGTACGTCCCCGGCGAGGCATGACCATGACAGAATGCGACAGCATCCAGTTGGCGTGCGCCCTGCGGTTCATGCGGCATCCCAACGGCACGGAGATTTATCACGTCTTCAAGGACGGCAATCCGCAGGGCGTGCTGCGCAGCTTCTGGTACGCAGTGACGCGCGAAGGCGCCTTCCACGAACACCCTGAGGCGCCAGCGGCATGGTGGCGGCAGGCGTTCGACGTCAGATACCTCCCGGAACGGTTCCGCGCCGGCCAGGACATGGAAACCAAGTTCAAGGGCGAGATGCTGAAGGCCACCCGCCGCCAATGGCGGGAGCACTGCGCAGCCGAGGCGAGGCTGCATATGGAGGCGATCTATCGGGCGATCACGGCCGGCTACACGCTGACGGATGCGTGGCCGCCGCCGGCGCCGGCGTGCGCCATCGTGCTGCGCCAGTTTCCCGGCAAAGAGGCGGAGGAGCTGCCGTTCTGACGGCGGCGCAGCGCGGGCGGCTGCCGGCCGCCCCTACAAGTGGGGCGTTGACACGAGATAGTCACAAGCTGTAGCTTCCCGCCCCAGGTCGAGGCGGAGCCCATTTCGGGCGCCGAGCCGCCAGCCGATCTTACGAAGCCCCAGAGATACATTCCGCGCGGCGCGCGAAGTGTGTCTCTGGGGCTTTTCGTTTGCGTGCAGGCGGGCGCGCGCGGCGCGCCCCTACAGGGGGTCGGATGATCCTGGGGTTGTCGCGGGGGCTGGTGCTGGAGGTGGCGCGGCATATGCGCGCGATCGACCGGCGCGAGATCTTCGCCACGCGCTGGGAGGAGCCGTCCGAAACGGCCTTCGAGCGCATCGCCGACGAGAGCCTGCTGGCGAACTGCGGGGCGGTGATCGCCACCCTGCAGGCGCCCTTCGCGCCGGTGGCGGTGGTGGCGGCCAAGGAACTGTGGCCGCGTGTGTACGGCGTGGCCATGTTCGCGACCGACCGCTGGCTCGAGGTGGCCTTGCAGGCCTGCCGCTACATCAAGCGCGAGCTGATCCCGGAGCTGCGCGCGCGCGGCGCCATCCGCGCGGAATGCCACAGCTTGGCCGATCACCGCGACGCCCACGCCTTCCTCGAGTATCTGGGGGCGGCGCGCGAGGCGGTGGTGCTCGACTTCGGCAAGAACGGCGAGAGCTTCATCCGCTATGCGTGGCGGTCATGCGACAGGGCGGATCTGAGACCCACGCCTACAGGAGATGGCGATGTGCTTCTTCAGCAGCCCGAGCCCGGCGCCGCCGCGGCGTGACGATGCGGCCGTGCAGCAGGCAGCGCTGGAGGAGCGCCGGCGCGCCTATGCCGCGCGCGGGCGGGCCAGCACCATCCTGACCGGCGGCCTCGGCGATGCGTCGCCGGCGCCGGTGGCGGCGAAGGCGTTGCTGGGGCAGTGAGGGCAGTGAACAGTTGACAGTTCACAGTTTGCAGTGAGGAAAAAATGCCGCTCTACATCGCGGAGTATCGGGAACTGGCGCGGTCGCGCGATTGGGGGTCGACGGCGCAGACCGTGCAGGCGCCGGCCATCACCACCCAGGAGGTGGCGATCGGGGCCGGCAACGCGCAGTCGGCCGCGCTCAACACCGATACGCGCTTCATCGAGCTGACCTGCGACGCCAACTGCCACGTCGCCGTCGGCGCCAATCCCGACGGCACCAACGTGGGCACGCGGTTCCGCATGGCCGCCGGCAGCAACCGCATCCTGGGCGCGGTCGGCAGCGTCGCCGGCGGGCTGAAGGTGGGAGTGGCGACATGATGGGGATGGCTCCGAATTCGACGCCGGCGGACGAGGCCGGCGTGTTCGCGCTGCTGGCGCTGCTGACCGATGTCAACCGCTGCACCCAGCGCGCCCGGGAACTGCACGCGCTGTCGAGCGAGGCCGGCGCGCGCCTCGAGGAGCTGCGCGCGCTCGAGGTGAACTTGAGGGAACGCGAGCAGACGGTGGCGACCAAGGCGCTGGAGGTCGGCAACCGCGCGCGCACCGTCGAGGGCCAGGCCGCCAAGCTGGCCGAAGACCAGGCGGCCTTCGCGGCGCGCAGCAAGACCGAGCGGCGGGCGCTCGACGAGCAGGTGAAGGCGGCCGCGGCCACGGCGGCGGCGCTGGCGCAGCGCGAGCGCGCGATCGAGAGCCGCCAGGCCGCCCTCGACGAGCGCGAGGAGCGGTTGCGAGCCCGCGAGCACACGGCGGCGGCGCGCGAGCAGGAGTACCAGGACAAGCTCAATCAGCTGTCGGCCATCGTGGGGCGGTGAGGCCATGGCCTTCCTGGTGCGGCTTTGTCATCTGCTCAACCGTGACTTCTTCGCGCCGCCGGCGCCGGGCGGCAAGCCGGGACAGCTGGATTTCAGCGATCCGGATCAAAGCGGCTGGATAGCGGCGGGGTTCTAGCTTGTGGCCTATGACGTCAAAGATGCGGCCGGCACCACCATCACCATGCGCTCGCGCGTCGATGGCGGCGAGCACATCCCCACCAAGGACATCGAGCGCAGCCGCGGCGCCGGCGACTACGCCTACGGCGAAGCCACGATCGACACCACTGTCGGCGGCGTCGTCATCGCGGCGGCGCGGGCGACGCGCCGGCGCATCGTGGTGCAGCTGCTCACGGGAGACATGGACGTGTTCATCGGCAAGAGCGGCGTGACGGCGAGCGGCGCCGGCGTGGGCTGGCGCATGTTCGCGGCGCCCGGCCGCGAGCTGGTGCTGGAGGTGACCGGCGAGGTGCGCGGCATCGTGGCCGCGGGCTCCACCCTGGTCGGCTACCGCGAGGAGTTCGACTGATGCGGCCCCCAATCGCGCGACCGCGCCAGTGGCTCGCCCGGCTCGCCTTGGCTGTCAGCTGTCAGCTGTCAGCTGTCAGCTGGGCGCAGGACCAGAAGACCGAGGACACGCAGCACGTGTCCGGGCACGTCGGCAGCTTCGGGCTGTGCGTGCGCAACGACAGCGCCGGCGCCACCTTCACCTCGGCCAACGGGGATTACTCGCCCTTCGCTTGCGACGCGCAGGGGCGCGTCTTTGTGTCGGTGCCGGCGCCCCTCTCCACCAGCGGCGGCGGCACCGAGGCCACGGCGCTCAGGGTGACCGTCGCCAACGATTCGACCGGCGTTCTCTCGGTGGACGACAACGGGGGCTCGCTCACGATCGATGCCTCCTCGCTGCCCCTGCCCACGGGTGCCTCGACTTTCGCCGAACAGCAGACGCAAACGACGGCGCTGCAGATCATCGACAACATCCCGCTGGCCGACGATGGAACCTTCACCGTCGGCACCACCAATATCGTCGCCATGGGCTGCATCGAGGCGACCGATACGATGGACGCCGGCGACGTCGGCGCCGTCAAGTGCGGCAACGACCGCGAACTGGACGTCGACCTGGTGTCGGCGATCCCGGCTGGCAGCAACAACATCGGCGACGTCGATGTTGCGACCATTGCCGCCGGCGACAACAACATGGGCAATGTGGACGTGGTCACCGGGCCGGTCGACGGCTCGGCGTTCGAAGTGCAGGGGACGATCGCGCACGACAGCGCCGATGGCCAGAACCCGGTCAAGATCGGCGGTCGCGCCAGAACCAGCAACGTCACCGCCGTCGCCAACGACGACCGCGTCGATGCGCAGTTCGACGTCATCGGGCGCCAGGTGGTCGCTCCGTACACGCTTTACGACAACGTGGTGCGCGGCTGCGGAAACGCCACGGGCACCAGCGATACGGCCGTCATCGCGGCCGCCGGTTCCGGCGTCAGGAACTACATCACATCGATCTCGGTCATCAACACCAGCTCGACCTCGACCTACGTCACCATGAAGGACGGCAGCACGGCGCTCTACGAGATCGCGGCACCAGCCAGCAGCAGTGCCATCGGCGGCGCCATCGTCACCCTGCCGGTGCCGCTGCGCACGACCGCCAACACGGCCTTCAACTTCGCCAGCGCGGCCGGTGTGACGACCATGCGGGTCTGTGCCGCGGGGTTCACCGCGCCATGACCCGCCTTCGCGCGCCGCGCTTCGGCGGGCAGGTCCGCCGCCTGCTGTTCGCCGCGCTGCTGTGGCTGGCCCTCGTCGAGCAGGCCTGGGCCGCCGCTGTCGTCGCCGGGGTCAGCCTCGCCAACACCAGCGCCCTTTCGGTCTACACCACCGGTTCGTTCACACCGGCCGCGAACGATCTGCTGTTCGTATTTTTCAAGGTCACCGGAACCGCGCAGGCGCCGACGGTGACGACCTCGACCAGCATCGCCTTCACGCAGGTCGCGGCCAGCGGCACGGTGGAATATGCCTTCGTTGCCAACTCGCTCGCCACCAATGTCAGCATGACCGTCTCGGTCGATGTGACCGGCGCCGCGGGCACGGGCATCGCGCTCAGCGTGCTGCGCGTCAGCGGCATGACCAACACCGGGTCAGCGGCCGTCGTCCAGTTCGATATTGATACCGGACTGGCGGCGGCGACACCTACGGTCACCTTCGCGTCGAGCGTGACGACCAGCAACCCGACCGTGGTGGCGCTCAACAACAGCACCAACCCGGCCGGCATGACGGCGCCGACGAATTGGACCGAGCGCCACGACATCGGCTTCAACACGCCGGCCACCGGCCTGGAGACGGCCAGCCGCGATAGTGGCTTCACGGGAACCGGCGTGACCTGGGGCAGCAACTCTGCATCGGCCTGGACGGCGATCGGCGTCGAGCTGGACGCGTCGGCGCCGGCCGGCGGCGCTCCGTCGCTGCTGCCGCTGCTCGGCGTCGGTGAGCGGCCCGCCAATGACAACCGCGCGCGATGGAGGGAGGCCGGATGATGCTGAGCGAACGCGCCTATCCCTTCCAGGGACGGCGGAGGAAATATCTGATTGCCGACCCCGGCATCATCGGCGAGATGGTGATCCTGGGCCTGCACGGCAAGGGGCAGAGTGCGGCGGCGTTCGCGGCCGAGGCGCTGCTGCATGAGCGCGCCCCTGGCGCGGCGGTTATCTACCCGCAGGGAGCCGGCCTCATCCCGAGCTGGAACGCCGGCAGCGAGCCGCCGACCACCTGGGCCGAGGAGCAGGCGATCGACGACATCGCCTTCCTCCGCGACCTGCTGGCGCGCGAGCGGCTGTCGTCGAACCTGGTCTATGCGTGCGGCATCTCCAACGGCGGCCGCTTCGCCTACCACCTGGCCGGCGACACGGCGATGCTCATGGGCATGGCGAGCGTAGCCGGCGTGCCGAGCGACCCCACCATCAGCTGCGGGCAGACCTGCACGTCGATCCTGCACCTGCACGGGGACGCCGACTGGATCGAGCCATTCAATGGCGGCGGATCCGGGGGCGGCGGGCTTCCCGGCGCGCCGGGCATCCAGCGTTTCCGCGACGCTGGATATGATCCCGTCGAGGTGCGTATGATCCCCGGCGGCGTCCACCGCTGGGACTTCGGCACCGGCCACGACACGACGGGCGTGATCCTGGCGGCGTGGGGACTGCTGCAACAGGGCGGGTCTGATGGCTGACGACGTCGCCAAGCTGCTGCTGGACCGTCACGACCGGCTCAAGGGCGAGCGCGGGACGTGGGAGAGCCATTGGCAGGAGCTGGCCGACCTGACGCGGCCGCTGCGCAACGAGTTCACCACGACGGTGACGCCGAGGACCAAACGCACCAGCCAGATCTACGACGGCACCGCCGGGATGGCCAACGAGAACCTGGCGGCCGGGATCTACGGCATGGTGAGCAACCCCGCCAACAAGTGGATGCACTACGCGCATGAGATCGACGAGCTGAACGAAGAATATGACGCGCAACAATGGATGGCGACGGTATCCAACATCACGCTCAATGTGCTCGCCGCCGAGGGCGACGCCTTCTACAACCGCGTCTTCGATCAGTACGGCGATCTTTCGACCTTCGGAACCAGCGCCTTCTATAGCGAGCAGATCGTCGGGACCCGGCGCTTCTATTACAGCACCCGGCGGCTGTCGGAATGCTGCATCGAGCAGAACCAGTTCGAGCAGGTGGACGGCCTGCACCGGCGCTTCCAGTTCACGGCCCGCCAGGCGGTGAAGCAGTGGCCCGGTATCGGGGGCAAAGTGGCGGCGGCGGCGGAGAAGACGCCCGAGCAGAAATTCTGGTTTCAGCACAGCGTGCTGCCGGCGGCCGAGCTGGATCTCGAGCTGCCGGCCGGCCGCCCCTTCGGCTCGGTCTACATGGAGGTGGACGGCAAGAGCACGCTCAATGACTGGCGACGGCAGGGCTATTTCGAGTTCCCCTACCAGGTGCCGCGCTGGAGCACCCTGAGCGGCGACGTGTACGGCGACAGCCCGGCCATGCTGGTGCTGCCGGACGTGAAGATGCTCAACCAGATGAGCAAGACCACGATCATCGCGGCGCAGAAGGCGGTGGACCCGCCCATCCTGGCGGCGGACGAGTTCGCCATGCGCGGCATCCGCGCCACGCCGGGGCAGCCGATCTACGGCGGCATCGATCCGACGACGGGGCGGCGGCTGCTCGAGCCGCTGCTGACCAACCCGAACGTCAACCTGGGGCTCGAGATGGAGGAGCAGCGGCGGCAGGCCATCCGCGAGGGCTACCACTGGAGCCTGCTGCTGATGGTGCAGCAGCCGAACATGACGGCGACGGAATTCCTGGGCCGGCAGGAGGAGAAGCTGCGGCTCATGGGACCGCACCTGGGGCGGGTGACGAGCGAATTCCTGTCGCCCTTCATCGACCGCATGTTCATGCTGCTGTTCCGCGCCGGCGCCTTCCCGCCGCCGCCGGCGATCCTGCGGCAGTATCCGGGCCTGCGCGTGGTCTACACCAGCCCGCTGGCGCGGGCGCAGAAGGCCAGCGAGGCGAACGCGATCCTGCGCTCGATCGAGGGCATCACGCCGCTGGCCTCGCAGAACGGCGACGTTTGGGACAACTTCGACGCCGACAAGACGGCGCGGCAGATCGCCGAAGGCTTCGCCGTGCCGGCCGGCATCATGCGCGATCCGCGCGCGGTGGCGGCGCTCCGCCAGCAGCGCCGGCAACTGCAGATGGCGGCGCAGATGGCGCAGCTGGCGGCGCCGGCCGGCCAGGGCCTCAAGGCGGCGACGGAGGCGGTGCAGATCGGACAGGAAGTGAGGAAGGCGGCATGATCCCGATGAAACGCGCGGCGGCATGGCTGCGGAGCAAGTGGACGCGCGAGGAGCGGGCCGCGGTGGCGGGCGCCTATGCGGCGCTGTTCGCCGGCGGCAATGACGGGGGCGAGCTGGTGCTGGCCGATCTGCGCAAGTTCTGCTTCGTCGACGACAGCACCATGGAGGGCGCCGGCAGCGACCGCGAGGTATTCGCGGCCGAGGGCATGCGCGCCGTTTATCTGCACATCCGGCGTGTGGCCGGACTGGAACCGGCGGACCTGCTGGCCGCCACGGAGGAGGGACTGTGAGCAAGGAAAAGACAACGGCGGCGGAGACGCCAGAACCGCCGGCGGCGGCGGAGACGCCAGAACCGCCGTCGCTGGCGGCGCAGGTGCGCGCCAGCAACGAGCTCGAGGGCCGCTTTACGGCGATCGAGGAGGAACAGGCGCGCCACAGCGCCGGGCTGCAGCGGGCGACGCAGCAGGCAGCTGACGCGCTGGCGCTGGCGCGGACCGTCGACCCGACGCGCTGGGTGCCCGAGCTCGTGCGCCTGCTGGAGATGCTGCCGGGATTGCCGGAGCCCGTGGCGGTCCAGCGCGACGTGTTGATCGCGCGCATGAAAGTGAGGTAGAGCCATGCGGATCAGGATCAATTTCGCCCCCGATACGGGCGACGGCGGCGGCGCGCTGCTCGGCGCTGCCGGCGGCCAGGGCGGCGCCGACGGCGGCCAGGGCGGCGCCGACGGCGGCCAGGGCGGCGCCGCCGAGTGGACTGCCGGCCTCGACGATGCCGGGAAGGCCTCGATCGCCAAGAACGGCTACAAGTCGCTGGGCGATCTGGTGAAGGCGCACGACAACTTCCAGCGCCAGTTCGGCGCCGACAAGATCGCGCTGCCGGGCAAGGACGCCAAGGCGGAGGAGTGGGACCCGGTGTGGAACCGGCTGGGCCGGCCGGAGAAGGCCGAGGGCTACCAGTTGAAGAAGCCGGACGGCGCCGCCTGGTACAGCGACGAGGTGGCCAAGGCTTTCGCCACGGCGGCGCACAAGGCCGGGGTCACGCAGGCGGCGGCGGCGGCCATGCATGACTGGTACGTGGCCGACATGGCCGCTGCCTTCAAGGCGGCGGAGACGGCCGAGGGTGAGCGCCATACGAAGGGGCGCGCGGCGCTGACCGAGGCCTGGGGCAAGAGCTTCGACGAGAACCTGGAGTTCGCCAACCGGGCGCTGGCCGACCCCGCGCGCAAACTCAACATCCCCGAGCTGCACCAGGAGCTGAAGACGCTCAAGCTCGACAGCGCGACCGGCATCGCCAAGCTGCTGGCGATGGTGGGCCGCCTGCACTACCAGGAAGACAATCTTATCGGCGGCGGGGCGCGCGGCGGCGGCCTGACGCCGGAGCAGGCCAAGGGGGAAATCGAACGCCTGCGCGCCGACAAGGAGTGGGCCGCGGCCTACAACGACAAGCGTCATCCTGGCTACAGGGCGGCCCGCGAGAAGCACGCCGGCCTTTACAAGATCGCCTACCCGGAGGGGTCGGGCGCATAGGATCGAAATCCGGGGTGTCGTCGCGACGATCGCAAGGGCGAATTCGCGCGGCGGTCCGGTGACAGGCTGAAAGCAGCCCGCAGGGCGCGCGGCAGCGCCAAGGTGTGGGTCCCATCCATCGATGGGGGTGTCCGCTCCGCTTGTTGTCAACGCAAGCAAACGGAGTGAGCCGCTATGGCTGATACGCAGATCCCGATTGTCTTCCAACACATGTTCCATGACGAGTTCATCATCCTCTCGCAGCAGAAGAATGCGCGGCTGTGGGAGACGGTGCGCGACGATCCCGACTATCTGCAGGGCATCTTCGGCTATTTCGACCGCCTCGGCGCCACCGAAGCCCAGGAAGGCCTGCCGCGCAACGCCGACACGCCCAATATCGACGTTCCGCATTCCCGCCGCCGCATCGGCCTGGTCGACGTCGACTGGGGCAAGCTGGTGGACAAGCAGGACGCCGTGCGCATGGGCCGCAGCGACAGCGCCATGGCCACCAAGTACGCGCAGCTCGCCATGATGGCGATGAACCGGAAGAAAGACGACAAGATCATCAACGCCCTCGGCGGCAATGCGGTGTCGATCGACGAGAATCTGGTCGGCACCAACGTGCCGCTGCCGGCGGCGCAGAAGATCGCGGTGGGCGGCACCGGCCTGACGCTCGCCAAGCTGCTGACGGCGCGGGAGATCCTCGACGGCGCCGACGTCGACGAGGAGCTGACGCGCTATTTCCTGGCCACGGCCAAGAACCTGACCACGCTGCTGAACACGACCGAGGTGAAATCAGCCGACTACAACACCGTGCGGGCGCTGGTGGAAGGCAAGATCGACACCTTCCTCGGCTTCAAGTTCAAGCGCACGGAACGGCTGAAGCTGGACGCCACGCCCAGCCGCCTCTGCTACGGCTACGTCCAGGGCGCCATCGGGGCGGCCGTCGGCATCGACGCGGTGACGCGCATCAGCGAGCGGGCCGACAAGCGGCATGCGACGCAGGCCTACGTCATGCAGCAGATCGACGCCACGCGCATCGAGGAGGTGCAGGTGGTCGAGGTGGCCTGCAACGAAGTGTAAGCCGCACCGCTCGATCGAAAACACGGGCGCGCGCCGCGCGCCCCTACACGAGGAGAGACTGCCATGGCAGTTGTGAACACCAAGAGCACCATCGTCACCAACAAGGACGCGACGCCGCCCAAGGCCAACGACAACGTGTTGGACGGCGGCCGGCTGAAGGGCTTCCACGCCACCGTCGAGGTGGCGGCGGCCGACGACGACGGCTCGACCCTCCGCATGTTTCGCGTGCATTCGAGCTGGCTGATCAGCCGGCTCGAGGTCTTCAACGATGCCATCACCGCCGGCACGTCCTACGACGTCGGCCTCTATCAGACGGCCGAGAACGGCGGGGCGGTCAAGGCCGCCACGGCCTATGCTTCGGTGGTGGACATGTCGACGGCGCGCGTGGTGCCGCTCGACGTCACCTTCGAGGCCCGCAACATCGACCAGATGGAGAAGCGCGTCTGGCAGGATGCCGGCGACGCCAGCGACCCGAACCGCTTCTACGACGTGGTGCTGCGGGCGAACACCATCGGCACGGCCGCCGGCACCATCTCCATGCGCATGCAGGCGATGGTCGGCGACTAGGCCGGCGATAGAAGAAAGTCGTCAGTCGTCAGTCGTCAGTTTTCAGCTGACGACTGACGACGGAGAACGCGAGCGGCAGCGAGCCATGGCGAACACCGTCACCGAAATCTGCAACGCGGCGCTGACGCGCATCGGGGTCGACCGGATCACCGATTTCGCCGCCGACAATTCGATCGTGGCGGTGCGCTGCCGCGACAACTACGACATCGCGCGCAAGGCGGCGCTGCGCGCCTATCCCTGGAACTGCGCGACCAAGCTGGAGACGTTGCCGGCGGAGACGGACGCGCCGAAATGGCGTTTCGCGCGGGCCTTCAAGCTGCCGGACGACTGGCTGCGGCTGGTGACGATCGACGGCGAGCGCGATTTCAACAAACGCTACCGCATCGTCGGCCGCCTGATCATGACCGAGGATGCGCCGAGCTCGCTCAACATCGAATACATCTTCGACCTCACCAACGTGGCCGCCATGGACGCGCTGGTGACCGACGCCATCGCCCAGCGCCTGGCGGCGACGCTGGCCTACGACCGCACCGGCAGCGCCGGCGTGGCCGAGGACAAGTGGCGCGTCTACGCCGGCATGATCCGCGAGGCGCGCGCCATCGACGCCCAGGAGGGGTCGCCCGAGCCGTTCGGGCCGGATCCCGACAATGCGCCGATGGGGTGGCTGGAGAGCCGGTACTGAATGGTGCGCCATGGCTAGGACCTCGCCCCAGCTGACCACGTTCAACGCCGGCGAGTGGGATCCGCTGCTGTGGGGGCGGCCGGACCTGGCCAAGTATCCCAACGCCTGCCGTCGCCTGCAGAACTTCATCCCGAAGGCGCAGGGGCCGGCGGGGCGGCGGCCAGGCACGCACCACGTGACGGCGACCAAGGACAACAAGGTGGCGCGGCTGATCCCGTTCGAGTTTTCGACGCTGCAGGCCTACCAGGTCGAGGCCACCGACCTGCTGTTCCGCTTCTACAGGGATCGCGGCATCATCGTCGCCGGCGCGCTGCCGGTGGAGCTGGCCACGCCCTACACCGAGGCCATGCTGGCCGGGCTGCAATGGGCGCAGTCGGCCGACATCCTCTATCTGTGCCAGCCGACGCTGCAGCAGCGGCTGCTGGCGCGCACGTCGCACATCAGCTGGACGCTGAGCCTGTTCGATTTCCTCGACGGCCCCTATCAGGAAGTCAACACGACGGCGACCACACTGACCCCGAGCGCCTTCGCGCCCGGCGCCGGCGTGACGGTGACGGCCTCGTCGACCACGGGCATCAACGGCGGCCAGGGCTTCCTCGCCACCGACGTCGGCCGCCTCATCCGCGTCCTGCAAACCGGCGTGTGGGGCTACGCCAAGATCACAGGCTGGACGTCGCCGACGGTGGTGACGGTCACCATCATCACGACCTGGACGTCGGTGGCGGCCAAGGCGACCTGGCGGCTGGGCGCGTGGAGCGACACCACGGGCTGGCCGCAGGCCGTCGCCTTCTTCGAGGAGCGGCTGTGGTTCGCGGGCACGGTCGCCCAGCCGCAGACCAAGTGGGGCAGCGTGTCCGGCGAGTTCAGCAACTTCGCGCCCAGCTCGGCCGCCGGCGTGGTGAGCGACGACAGCGCGGTCAGCTTCACCATCTCCGATGCCAAGGTGAACGCCATCCGCTGGCTGTCCGCCGGCGAGACGCTGATCGCCGGCACCAACTCCGGGCCGTTCGAGGTGCGCGCCACCACGCTCAACGAGGCCATCACGCCGACCAACATCAACGCGCGCCGGGTGTCCACCAAGAAGGCGGACGCGCAAGCGCCGCTGCGGATCGACAACGAGACCATCTTCGTCAGCCGCGGCGGCAAGCAGCTGCACGCGCTCGCCTACCGCTTCGATCTCGGCAACAGCGGCGGCTATGTGGCGCCCGAGCTGTCGCTCCTGAGCCGCCACCTGACGGCCGCCGGCGTGGCCGCGATCGACCACCAGGAGGAGCCCGACGACCTGATCTGGGCCGCGCTCTCCTCCGGCCTCCTGGTGGCCACCACCTACATGCCGGACCAGCAGGTGAACGGCTGGCACCGGCATCCGCTGGGCGGGCGGCACGTCGATGCCATGAACGTGACGCAGGCCTTCGGCAAGGCGCTGTCGCTGAGCGTGATCCCCGGCGCCGGCCAGGACGAGCTGTGGCTGGTGGTGGAGCGGCGGATCAACGGGGCGACGGTGCGTTATGTCGAGTATCTCGAATACGAGTTCGCGCCGATCAACATCGACGACAAGGACGGGGCGTGGTTCGTCGACAGCGGCCTGTCCTACGACGGGTCGCAGGCGGCCGTGCTCACCTATTCGGCCGACGCGGCGCAGATCGGCAACCTGGATGTGCCGTTCGCCAGCTCGAGCTCGAGCTTCGCGAGCGTGACGCCCGGCCGGCAGATCCACGTGCCCTACGTGATCGCCGGCGATCTTCCGGGCGACAGCCGGCTCGGCCGCGGCCGCGCCGAGATCACGGCCATCGTCGACAGCTTCAACGTGCGCTGCCGCATCCTGACACCCTTCCCGGCCGCGGCCTCGCCGGTGGCGGCCGGCGGCTGGCGGATCAGCGCGACGCAGGTGAGCGGCCTCGATCATCTCGAGGGCGAGACCGTGCAGGTGCTGGCCGACGGCGCCGAGCATCCCGATCGCGTGGTCGCCGGCGGCTTGATCCAGCTGGCGTCCGCGGCCGGCCGCGTGCAGGTCGGCCTGGCCTGCCCGGCGCGGCTGGAGACCGTGAACCTGGAGACCGGCAATCCGGAGGGCGCGGCGCTCGGCAAGGCCAAGCGGCTGCACAAGGCGGCGGTCAAGTTCGTCGACACCGTCGGGGCCAGAGTGGGCTTCGACGACGCCCACCTTGACATCGTCGACTTCCGCGAGGCCGGGCACGCCATGGACGAGAGCCCGCCGCTGTTCACGGGCGACAAAGTGGTCGAGTTCCCCAAGGGCTTCGACCGGGAAGCGCGGGTGCTGGTGACGCAGGACGCGCCGCTGCCCTGCACGGTGGCGGCGATCGTGCCGACGGAGACGGTGAATGCGGGATAGGAAAGCCATCAGCTGTCAGCTATCGGCTGTCAGCTGCGCCGGAGACGCCCATGTGTGACTTCCTCACCGCGGCGGCGATCGCCGGCACCGTCGTCTCGGCGGCGGCGTCGATCGGCGGCGGCGTCATGCAGTACCAGCAGGCGCAGGCCAACGCGCGCACGGCACGGCGGGAGGCGGCGTTCGAGGAGGACCGCGCGCGCGAGCAGGCGCGGCGGCTGCTGGCGGCGCAGCGCGTCGGTTACGCCAAGGCCGGGGTGACGCCGGAAGGCAGCCCGCTCGAGGTGGCGGCCGACACCGCCGCGCAACAGGAAATCGATGCGCTCGCCATTCGCTGGGGCGGACGCCAGCGCGCGGAAGCGTTCCGCAGCGCCGGCACGTCGGCCCTGGTCGGCGGCCTGGGCGGCGCCGGCGGCGCGCTGCTCACGGGCGTCACGTCGTGGGGCCAGAACCTGCTGCAGCCGGGCGCGCCGCAGCTGCCGCGGCCGCAGCGGCTGACGCAGACCGGCGTGCCGGGAGTGTACTGAGTGCCGCGCATTCCCACCTATGACCGCCCGGGCCTGCCGGGACCGGTATACCCGTCGGTCGAGGCCGCCGCCGCCGGCTTCCCGGAGCTGGCGCGGCTGGGCGAAGGCGTGGCGCTGTGGGCCGGCCGCCGGCTCGAGGAGCAGAAGCAGCGCGACGACGCCAGCTGGGCGTCGGGCACCATCGCGCGCACCCGCGGCAGCTGGACCCAGGAGCTGATCAAAGCGCGCGAGCAGGCGGCGTCCGGCGCGCCCGACTTCACCAGCGGCTTCATGGGCCGCTTCGACCAGGCCGTGGGACCGCTGCTGGAGAGCGCGCCCTCGCCCGAGGCGCGCGCCATGGCCGAAGAAAGGCTGGCGCTGGTGCGCGAGGCCCTGGCCTCCGACGCGCTGGTCTTCGAGGGTAACGAGCGCAGCCGCCACCGGCGCGCGCAGCTGTCCGACAATCTGGCGGTCAACGCCGCCACGGTGCGCGCCGATCCCGGCCAGTACGACGACATCCTGGCCGAGCAGCTGGCCGCGATCGCAGTGAGCGAGCTGGCGGCGGCCGACAAGGACGAGATCGCGCGCGAGGCCCGCAGCACGCTCGCCGTGGGCCAGGTCAACGCGCTGATCGACCGCAACCCCGGCAGCGCGCGCCAGGCCATCCTCGACGGCCGCTGGGCCGGCGCCCTCACGCCGGCGCAGATGGAAAGCCTGCTCAACGCCGCCGACGTCGAGCAGCGCCGGCGCGAAGTGGAGGCGCGCGCGCGGGCGGCGGAAGCGCGGGCGGCCACCCTGGCGGAGTTCGCGCCGCGCCTGCGCGACGAGGAGGTGGCGCGCGCGCAAGGCACGAGCGCGGGCTTGTCGGACGCCGAGATCGTGACGACCCTCGGGTCCGACAAGGGCGGCGCGGTGGTGGCGGAGTTGCAGGCGGCCTCCCAGCTGTACGCCGACGCCACGGCCCTGGCGCTGCTGGCGCCGGCCGAGCAGCAGGCACTGGTCGCCAGCTACCAGCCGGGCGGCGAGAACTTCGCCGCCGAGGCCGGCCGCCACGAGGCCATGAGCAAGACCCTGGCCAACCTGCGGGCACAGCTGGCCGCCGACCCCGCCGCCTACGCACTGGCCTACTCGCCGGCGGTGGCGCAGGCCTATGCGGGGGCGCAGACGCCCGAGGACCTGCAGCGGGCGGTGGAGCTGTCGCGCGCGGTGCAGCTGCAGGCGGGCGTGGCGGAGGAGCAGACGCGGGCGCTGTCCGCGGCGCAGGCCACGGCGCTCGCCGGCAAGATCAAGGCCGATCCGGCGCGCGCCGGCGACCTGCTGCAGCAGGAGGCGGCGGCCTACGGGTCGGCCTGGAACGGCGTCTACCGCGAGCTGGTGCGCGCCGGCCTGCCGGCCGAATACCAGATGCTGGCGACGATCGGCGATCCGGTGGCGCGCAAGAATGCCGGCGAGGCCCTGGCCGTGCCGCAGGCCGACCTCAAGAAGCTGGCCGGCGACAAGGCGGGCGACATCGAGGAGGGCATCGATGCCGCGATCGCGCCGCTGGCGGCCACGCTGGTCAACGCCCCCGACAAGGCCGCGGCCATGCGCGAGCTGGCGCTGTCGCTCGGCTACCGTTACGGCGCGACCGCCGACGCCGGCGGCGCCGCCGCGCGCGCGGCGCAGGAGCTGTGGGGCCAGTGGGATTTCGTCGTCGATGACGGCTACAACGCGCGCGCGCCGCGGGGCGAAGGCGACCGCGCCGCCGACGTCGCGCGCGTGACGCTCGATCGGCTGACCGCCGAGGACATGCCGGACATCGGCGGCGTGACGCCGGAGGCGCAGCTGCTGACGCCCGACCAGCGGCGCGCGCTCTATCTCGAGCAGGTCAAGCGCGGCACCTGGGTGACCAATCCGACCGACGACGGTTGGATCCTGCTCGACAGCATCGGCGACCCGGCGACGCTCGCCAACGGCAAGCCGGTGGAAATCAAGTTCCGCGACATGGGCATCGTGCAGCGCCGCGGCGGCCGCGGCCGCACCACCGACGTGATCGTCCCATGACCGGCCTCGTCACCGGCCTCGTCACCCAGGCCATCGAGCCGACGCCGGGCGTGCGAGCGCTGGGCATCGATGCCTATCCGACCTCGACCGGCGAGGTGCTGGGGGCCACGGCGGAAGAAGCGTTCATCCGCAATCCGCTGCCGACGATCTACCGTTTCCTCGAGCGGCAGGAATTCGAGGCCGAGACGCGGCCCTTCGCGCTCACGCGCGGCGGGCCGGTGCCGATCCGCGGCTACGACCCCGACAGTCTGCTGACGGCGGAGGAGGCGACGGCGCGTTACGGCATCCCCGGCGAGCTGACCTTCGACGCCCCGATCGCGCGCGGCAGCGCCGAGCAGCTGCGCGACCTCAAGCGCGGCGAGCTGCAGCGGCGCAGCGTGTTCCGGCGCGCCCGCGGCGGCCTGCTGGAGACGGCCGGGCAATTGGGGGTCGGACTGGCGGTCTCGGCGCTCGATCCCCTGAACATCGCCAGCGCCTTCATTCCCGTCGTCGGGCCTTCGCGCTATGCGCTGTGGGCGGCGCGGCTGGGCAAGCCGGGCGCGCGGCTGGCACGGGGCGCGCTCGAGGGCGCCGTGGGCGCCGCCGCGGTGGAGCCCATCATCTACGCCGGCGCGCGCGCGGAGCAGGCCGACTACGGCGCCGCCGACAGCCTGCTGAACCTGGCCTTCGGCACGGCCCTCGGCGGGGGCCTCCATCTCGGCGCCGGCTGGCTGGCCGACCGCCTCGCGGGACGCGCCCCGTCCGCGCTGGAGGCCACGGCCGATGCCGCCGGCGCCGGGACCAGAGAGGCGGCCTTGCGCGGTGCCGTCGCGGCAGTGGCCGAAGGGCGGCCGGTGCGGGTGGCCGAGGCGCTGGCGGAGAGCGATCCGGCGGGGCGCGAGTTCGATCGCCTGGCCGCCGGCGAAGGCCGCCCCGTGGGCGACGACACGCTATTCGGCGGCGGCGACGAGCTGACGGCGCCGGGGCTGCTGGGCCGGGCGCCGGCGGCGCCCGGCTTCGAGCTGGGCGCCGCCGCCGGCGAAGGCGCGCGCGTTCGCTATGCCGACTACACGAAGCCAAGGCCGGGCGACCGCCAGTGGCTCGAAGGCGCGGTGGCGGAGGTGGAACAGGCCGAACCGGGCAGCCGCCTGCTGCTCTACAACGAGGACGCGCCCGGCAGCACGGTGATCGCCAGCAAGGGCACCTTCCCGAAGTGGTTCCAGGATATGAACCGTGCGGGCGACAAGGTGACGACCGAGCTGGTGCAGCGCACCGGCCGCAAGCTGCTGGCCGGCGAGGCGCTGGGCGCGCACGAGGCGCGGGTGGCGCTGGAGCTGATGGGGCGCGCGCGCGCGCTGCGCGCGGCGGCCGCGCGCGACCTCCTGGAGGCCCGGCGCGAGCGCGTGCACGGCCGGCGGCCGCGCTTCGCCTTCGAGGTGACCGACCGGGCGGCCGAGCTCGACCGCATCGCAGCGCAGGAGGCGGCCTTCTGGGACGCCGACGAGCAGGCCGCCGCGGCCGCCATCGACGGTCAGGTGCAGGCCACACTGCGGCAGCCGGAGGCGATCGACGCCGAGAGCCGGGCACTCGAGCAGGAGATCGCCGAGCTGGAGAGCCAACTCGAAGGCCGAGGCGCCGACACCGCCGCCGGCGGACAAGAAACCGGCGACGTAGAGCCGCCCGCCGGCGAACGCGGGCCGGGCGGGCTGGCCGAAGACGAGCAGCGCTATCTCGACGAAGCCGACGAGCTGATCGCCGCGGCCGAGGGCGTCGCCGGCGCCTATGACGCCGGCGCCCGCTGCCTGGTGGGAGCGGTGTGATGGCGGCGCCGCGCGATTTCAAGAGCTGCGCCGCCGCGATCCGCGCCGCCGCCGGCGGCGTGGAGCTCACCGACGACCAGGTCATGCAGATCCTGAGCGCGATCGAGCGCCGCGCGAAGGCCAAGCGGGCGCGCGCCACGCTCGGCTCGACCACCGACGCGCTGCACGCGGCGGCCCGCGAGCTGAGCGCCGGCGAGAAGTTCGCCGCATTGCTGGAGAAGCGCAGCCGCCTCCTCAACGTCGCCCGCAAGCAGGAGCGCTTCGCCCGCTACGACGCGGCCCAGGGCCACGAGCTGCAGGAGCTGCAGGCCATCAACGTCGGCATCGAGGGGCCGCAGACGGCCGCGGCCGCCTCGGTCGACCGCGAGCGCCAGGCCATCCTGGCCGAGCTGTTCGGGCCACTGGTGGGCGAGCTGCGGCAAGGCGGGCTGCTCGAGCTGGCCCGCCGGCGCGACGCCGCCTTCGATCGCGACGTGGCGCGCGAGCTGTGGCGGCTGTCCGACCCGGCGGCGCCGGCGTCGGGCAACGCGCGCGCGGCCGCGGTGGCCGGCATCCTCGGCAAGTACCAGGAGGCGGCGCGCCTGATGCAGAACAAGGCCGGCGCCTTCATCCGCAAGCTGCCGGGCTGGATCGTGCGGCAGTCGCATGACGCCTGGCGGCTGGCCCACGCGAGCGGCGGCGGCCTGCGCCGGCGGCTGTTCACGCGCGGCGGCACGGTGGCCGACTTCCGGGCCTGGCGCGATTTCATCCTGCCCAAGCTCGACCGTCGCACCTTCACCGAGCAGGACATCGACCCCGACGCGGTCGGCGACGTCGACGACTTCCTGCGCCAGGTCTATGCCAACCTGGTCAGCGGCAACCATTCCAAGAGCCACGGCGGCGGCGACTGGCTGGGCGGCTTCACCGGCCCGCGCAACATCGCCAAGAAGGCCAGCGCCGAGCGCGTGCTGCATTTCAGGAGCGCCGACGACTGGTTCGACTACAACCAGCGCTTCGGGCAGGCCTCGCTGTTCGAGGCCGTGCAGGCCGGACTTCATTCCGCGGCCCGCAACACCGCGCTGATGCGGACCTGGGGCACCAATCCCGAGGCGGCATTCAACGCCGACCTCGAGCAACTGCGGCGCCGCGCGCGCGACCGCGGCGACGTCGCCGCCGAAAACAAGCTCGGCGGCTGGCTCACGCGCGCGCATTTCGACGCCCTGACCGGCGCCCTCAACGTGCCCGGCAACCCCACGCTCGCCGCCTGGGGCGAAGGCCTGCGCGCCCTCCAGAGCATGGCCAAGCTGGGCGGCGTGGTGCTGTCGAGCATCCCCGACATCGCCGTCCGCGCCAGCGCGCTGCGCCACCACGGCATCAACTATCTCGAGGGCTTCGCCAACGGGCTCGAGAGCGTGCTCAGGGGTCGTCGCGCCGGCGAGCAGCGCGCCATCGCCGACTATCTGGCGGCCGGCATCGACGGCGCCCTCGGCCACCTGTTCGCGCAGTTCGCCGCCACCGACGGCGTGCCCGGGCGGATGACGAAACTGATGGACCTGTTCTTCCGCATGAACCTGCTGTCGTGGTGGACCGACAGCATGAAGACCGGCGCCGGCCTGATCCTCAGCCGCAACCTGGCGCGGCACGCGGCCCGGGAATTCGGCCAGCTGCCGAAGCGGCTGCAGATCGCGCTCGCGCGCCACGGCATCGAGGACCTCGATTGGGACCGCATCCGCGCCAGCGGCCTGACCGAGACCGAGAGCGGGCCGTTCATCACCGGCGAGCGCGTGGCCGACGCCGAGCTGCGCACCAAGCTGCGCGGCTACTTCGTCGACGCCGTCAACGAGGCCATGACCATCGGCGGCGGGCGCGAGACGGCGATCCGCACCTTCGGTTCCAAGGCGGGAACGCCGACGGGCGAGGCGGTGCGGCTGCTGATGCAGTTCAAGTCGTTTCCGCTCACCTTCATCGTGCGCCACGTGCAGCGCGAGCTGAAGCGCGGCGGCAAGGTCGACGGCGCCGGCCTGCTCGGGCTCATCGCCGGCACCACGGCCATGGGCTATCTGGCGATGAGCGCCAAGGACATCGCCAAGGGCCGCAGCCCGCGCGATCCGCTGGCGCTGGGGACGTGGTTCGCGGCCATGCAGCAGGGCGGCGGGCTCGGCATCTACGGCGACTTCCTGTTCGGGCAGTACAACCGCTTCGGCGGCGGCGCGCTGGAGACGCTGGCCGGCCCGAGCGCCGGCACGCTCGCCGAGGTCCTGCGCCTCTTCGGCGGCCTGCGCGAGGCGGCGGTGCGGCCGGACAAGGAGGCGCTCGACGTGCTGCCGCAGGCGGCGCGCTTCGTCACCGGGCACACGCCGTTCGTCAACCTGTTCTACACCCGCCTGGCGCTCGACTACCTGGTGCTGTGGCACCTGCAGGAGGCGATGAATCCGGGCTGGGCACGGCGCTTCGAGCAGCGCATCAAGCGCGAGAACAACCAGACCTTTTTCCTGCGACCCAGTGAGGTGGTGCAGTGAAGGCGGTTCGCAGTTCACAGTTCACAGTTGACAGGGGAGCGGAGCCATGACGCTCGCGACCACGACACCCAGGACCTCCGTCACCGGCACCGGCGCCGTCATCACCGTGCCCGTCGACTTCCAGTTCTTCGCGGCGGCCGACCTGGTGGTGATCGAGCGCACGATCGCCACGGGGGCAGAGGCGGTGAAGCTGCTGGGGACCGACTACACCGTCGCCGGCGGCGACGGGGCGACCGGCAGCGTCACGTCGGTGGCGGCGGTGGCGGCGGCGCTGGAGTGGCACGTGCGGCGGGCGACCGACCGCGCGCAGTCGGCCGACTATCCCGCCGGCGGCACGTTCCCGGCCGCGACCCACGAGGAGGTTCTCGATCGCCTGGCCGCCCAGGTGCAGGAGTTGGACGCGACCCTGGCGCAGGCGCTGCGCTTCCCGCGCAGCGACGCGATCGCGCGCGTGGCGCAATTCGCGGCCTCGGTGGCGCGCGCCAACAAGGTGGCGGCCTTCGACGCCAATGGCGACGTCACGCTCACCGACCTGTCGGCCTCGATCGCCTCGACCACGCTGATCGTGGTGAGCGGCGTCGATCCCGGCCATTCGACCGGGCGGCTGTGGATCGACACCTCGGTGGCCAACACCCTGATCATCAAGCAGTCGGACGGCGCCGACTGGATCGAGATCTGGCGCGTGAACACGACCACCAACGCGCTCACCGTCGCCGGCGCCGCCATGCTGGCGCTGGCGAATGTCCTCGCCGCCGACCAGGAGATCAAGAGCACGACCGCCGGCGCCGGCGAGGGGCCGACACTGACCCTCAATCGCGACCAGGCCGGCGCCGACGGCGACCTCTTGGGCGTGCTGAAGTTCGCCGCCAAGGACGACGGCGGCGGCGTGGAGAGCGTCGCCAAGATCCGCGCCAAGTGGGTCGACAGCGGCGCCGGCAGCGAGGACAGCGCGCAGGAATTCGAGACGCTGGTGAACGGCGTCGCCGCCGTCGGCATGACGCTGGCGCAAGGCCTGACCATGAAGAACGCCACCGGCGGCGACCCCGGCGCCGGCAAGGTGAACGCCCAGGACCTGCAGATCAACGGACAGAGCATCAGCGCGCTGCTGGCCGAGAAAGGCGGCGCGCGCAATCTGGTCCTCAACAGCAATTTCGATCTCTGGCAACGGTATGGCGACGTTTCCATCAGCGTGAGTTCGCCGGCGGGCAACCGCACGTTCACGGCCGATCGCTTCTACGTCAATCCATCGGGCGCTGCCGTAACGCAGCGCAAATCGATCGGCATCAAAGCGCCGGACACGCGCAGCACCGACAGCCTCGAAGTGACCGGCGCCGGCGGCGTGACCACGGTGCTGATCGGGACGCGCCTGGAGGCCAACAACCGCCATGCGACCACGCTGACCTTCGCGGCCTACATCTACAACAACACTGGCGCCGCCTTCACGCCCAGTCTGCTGGTCGGCACGCCGAACAGCGAGAACGATTTCACCACCGTGGTCAATCGCCTGACCCAGACGTTGCCGAATTGCGCGGATGCCAGCTGGACACGTGTGACCCACAGCTTCAACGCCGGCGCCTTCACCAACATCGACAAGGGCCTGCAGGTGGAGCTGCAGATCCCGAACGGCGTCATGGGCGGCGCCAGCGACGTGGTGAAGATCGCGCAGTTCCAGCTGGCGCAGGAGAACAGTTTCGGCGGCTTCGAACCGCCCGACCCCGCGCTCGAGCTGGCGCGCTGCCAGCGGTTCTACTGGAAGAGCTTCGACCATCAGGTGACGCCGGCGCAGAACGCCGGACTGACCGGCGCCGTGCGGGCCATCGCCTCGGCCGCCGGGGCCGTGACGCAACGCTTCTTCGGCCGGCTGCCGGTGCCGATGCAACCGCGCACGGGGCCGAACTCGGTGCCGACCTTCACCACCTACAACCCGGCGGCGGCCAACGCGCAGGTGCGCAACGTCACCGACGGCGCCGACCTGTCGGCGACGGCGATCAGCGGCGACGCCAATCAGTTCATCGTCACCGCCACCGGCACTGCCGGGACGGCGGTCGGCGAGGAGCTGGCCGTGCACGTCACCGCCGACGCGGAGCTGTAGCATGGGCGCGCAGGACCAGATCGACAGCCGCGCCCTGGAGCTGGCGGCGGAATTGAAAGGCGCGGTCGGGCAGATCGGCGAGACGCTGCGCGCGCACCTCGACGACTGCCTGGAGGAGCGCCGCCAGGCCGGCAAGCAGCGCCACGACTTCCGCGCCGAGATGGCGCTCGGCATGGCGGGGCTCGAGGCCAAGATGGGGGCCAGCTTCAATGCCGTGCATGGCCGCATTTCGGGTACCAAGAACACCCTCATGGGCATCGGCGGCACCACGATCGTGCTGCTGCTGGGCCTGTGCGGCTTCCTGTTTGCGAAAGTGATGGGCTGGTAGCGAAAGGAAAGGACCATGAACGGCATCACCACGGCGGCGCCGGCCGGCATCGGCGGCCTGACCGGCCTCGAGCTGGGCGGCGCCGCCGGCAACATCCTCAACCATTTCGCTGCCACGCCGGCGGCGATCCAGCCCGACGTCAAGCTGTGGTGCACCGCCATCGTGGCGATCGCCGGCGCTTGGCTGGCGCACCAGCTGGCGCGCGTCGACCTCGACCATGACGGCGTGCCCGATTTCGGCGGCGCCGCGCCGCCGCCACCACGAGGAGGACAGACATGAGGATCGTTCTGATCGGCCTGGCGCTGCTGCCCCTGGCGGCGTCCTTGACCGGCTGCGCCGAGTACTTCGCCGGCAAGGCGGCCTTCCGCGAGGGCGCCAAGATCGTCGCCAGCGAGGCGCTCGAGACCAACATCTGGTACCTGTGCCGGGCCTCGCCGGTGGGGCCGGTGTTCGACCGCTTCGGCAAGAGCGCCGACACCTGGGACGCCTATGCCACCCTGTGCTCGACCACGATCCCCGCCGCGCCGGCTGCCGCCGGCGGCGGCCCGGACGTGACCATGACCCGGCGCGACGGCCAGCTGGTGATCGAGGCGCCGGAGGGCGTGCCGTGAGCCGGCCGCCGCGGGGCATCCGCAACCACAACCCCGGCAACATCCGGCGCAGCGCCGATCGCTGGAAGGGCCTGGCCGTGGGCCAGCCCGATGCTGCCTTCTTCACCTTCGAGGCCCCGCTGTGGGGCATCCGCGCCATGGCCGTGATCCTGCGCAACTACCGGCGCAAGTACGGCCTGACCACGGTGGCGCAGATCATCCGGCGCTGGGCGCCGGCGAGCGAGAACGACACCACCGCCTACATCGCGGCCGTGGCCCAGGCCGTCGGCGTCAAGCCGAGCGCCGAGCTGCCGGCCGACGGCGACAGCCTGGCGCAGCTGGTGGCGGCGATCATCCGCCACGAGAACGGCGTGCAGCCCTACGATGCCACGCTCATCCGCCAGGCGGTCACGCTCGCGCTCGCCTGACCCCGGCCCGCTCGACGAGCTCACGGCGGTCGGCGCGCTGGTCAGCCTGCGGCGCGCCTGGCGCGCCAGCCCGCTCACGGTGAGCTGGAGGGCGGCACTGCCCGGCGACTGCACCGAGCTGGCGGCCGAGGCCAAACGCCTGCTGCTCGCGCTCGGCTGGCCGCCCGCATTGCTCGAGCTGTGGATCTGCAAGACGGAACTGCGCCAGGGGCGCCGGCGGCGCCACGCCGTGCTGATCGTCCGCGTGCCCGGCGGGAAGCCGAAGGCGATCGACAACCGCGTGCGCGGCGGCCTGGTCGACCAGGAGATCCTGCGCTACACCGACTGGCGGCGGATGTTCTAATTCCGGGGGCGCCGCGCTCGCAGGAGCGCCGCCCAGGCGTGCGCGGGCCATTGGACCCACAGAGAGCGGTGCCGCCCTGGGCGGCCATCCTGCGCGATCCTGGAGACTCGGTTCCGGTTTTGATTCCTATAGGCGGGCATGATGCCCGCTCTTGCGGGAGCGTCCAACTTTTGCGCCTGTTCCGCCGTTGATCAGTTGGACGGGCCGTTGACTCCGGTCGATTTACCGCCGTCTTCTAAGCAGGTGGTCGCGTGTTCGAATCACGCCGGGGTCGCCATTTTTAATCAATGGGTTGGCGCACGGTGCGCAAGGAACAAATCAGAATTGTCCAACTCGATCCAATAGCGCTGTCCAACTTTCCATGCCGGCTCGTTCCCATACCCGGCCCCCGAGACCCTTGGATTGACACGAGCTACCGCCCACAACTCCTTGTGGCGTTTGATTGAAATGGCACAATCTTAGGTCTGGCCTTTCGCTATCGTGGTGGTATCCTTTGAGCGCTGATTCGCGCAGCGACCGGATGGCCCGAGCGGCGAAGGGCGCGGTTATGGCAATTCCGCAAGGGGGACTCAACGCCTCCTCATCGTGGGTTCGAGTCCCACTCCGGTCTCTACAAGCAACATCCTTGCCACATCGACCCCAAAAAAGATTACAAAAAGTTAAGCTTGTCTTAACCCCGGGTTGCTTTAGATTGTAGGTGCGCCCGCGTGGTGCACCGACTGGTTGTCGTTGGGCTTTTGGACCAGTCGGGCGATCGAAAATTGCCGGCGCTTTCGTAATTGCCAACTCTGATCTTCCAACCATCAGAGGCGAAGCGCCGGCAGCGATCGCTGCCAGTCGCCCGCTGGCTGGAGACCGGAGGTCTTTCTTCATGAGCTCGGCCCTCAGTGGCCGGGCTCTTTGTCTTTGGCGGGGCCGCGAAGGGTGACGCCGGCGGCGCGCAGGTCGCGCAGGATCATGTCGGCGACGGCGTCATCGTTGTCGCTGACCTGCGATCGGCGGGCGCGCTCGAGGGTGGCGGCGATCAGGGTGACCAGGCCGGCGCGGGTCATCCCCGCTCCTTGTCGAGGCGGGCCTGGAAGGCGGCGCGGGCCATGGCCGCGGTGCGGATCATGTAGCGGTCGATCATCAGCTGCACGGTCGACTGGCTGTGGCCGCTGATGGTGGCGATCAGGCCATTGCTGCAGCCGGCCTCGGCCAGGCGGGTGATGGCGGTGTGGCGCAGATGCATGAACCAGAGGTCGGCGAGCTCGGGACACGTCGCGACGGCGGCGGCCCGGATCTGCTGCACCACGTGGCGGAAGTGGTATTCCTTCCAGGGGGCGGCGGTGGTCTCGCACACCAAGAGGGTCGTCGGCTGCACCTTGAGCTTGGCGGCGCGTTGCAGCTCGGCCTCGAGGCGGGCCACCAGGTGCGGCACCAGGCCGACCGGCAGCGCCACCTCGGCGCCGGTCTTGGCCTGGCGGACGTGGATGGTGCCGTCGCGGTACTGCGCGCGGGACAGCCGGATCACGTCGCCCTCGCGCTGGCCGATCCATTCGTTGAGCAGCACGGCGGTGCCGACGCTGTGCCAGCCCAGGCGGTCGGCGGCGGCGACGAAGGCGGCGATCGCCGCCTTCGACCACAGCCGGCCTTTGCGGGCGGTGTCGACCAGGCCGGGCCGCGCCGCCGGATTGACCTTGATCCAGTCGAGGCGCATGCCGTGCTGCAGCAGGGTACGCAGCACGCGCACGGTGGCGTGCGCCTTGCCCGGCGTCTTCCTGGCCAGCGCCTTGTAGAACTTGCGCACGAGCTCGCCGGTGAGGCTGGCCGCCGGCGCGTCGCCCGACCACGCCAGGATGGCCTCGAGGCAGTAGAGGTAGGTGGTGCGCGTCTTGGGCGCCAGCTCCTTCCAGTCGTCGCTCGCCTTCCAGCGCGTGACCAGGGCCGCGAGCGTGCGCGCCAGCTCGCGCGGCGGCAGGATCCCCGCTGGCGCGGGGCTCGAGGCCTGGCTGCGCCAAGCATCGAGCTCGCCGTTGAGACGCTCGGCCTCGAGGATGGCGGCCTGGCGCTCGGCGGGCAGCCGGCGTGGCTGCCAGCCCTGCCGGCGCAACGCGTTCGCCGGCTGCCAGTAGCAGCGCCCGTCGGGCTTCTCGACGAAGTAGCGGATCTTGAAGGTGGCCATGGGAAAGGAAGTTCTCCGTTCACGGTTGTCAGTTCGCAGTCAATCACGTGGTGCGGGCGCCGTCGAGACGGCGGTCGAGCTCGGCGGTCCAGTCGGTGACGTCGTTGACGGGCCGCACGCTGACGGTGAGCGCCGGCGGCAGCTGGCCGTCGAGCCAGGCGGCGAGCGCCAGCGGGTCCCAGCGATTGGGGATGCCGGCGACGGTCGGCGGGAAGCCGTGGGCGGCGATCAGCGCCGCCTTGTTGCGCAGCCACCAGTCGCGGCTGACATGCAGCAGCGCCGCCACCTGGTCGTTGTCGAGGAGGGTGCGGTCGATCATGACTGACGACCGATGACCAGCAGCGCGCACAGCAGCAAGCCGAGCGGGGCGGCGCCGATCAGCAGCCAGAGCCCGGCGCTCATTTGTTGTTGCCGCGGCGGGTCGTGGTGGTGGCGGCGACCTGGCGCGTGGCGGCGGCCTGCTGCTCCTCCTCCTGGGCCTGGCGCAGGACGGGGGCGCAGTCGAAGCCGCCGGCCCCGAGGGCGCCGACATAGCGACCGTCGGCGGCCTGGCACATGACGTAGAGCGCGGCCAGGCCCTGCCCCATATCGGTCAGCAGCTTGGCCGCGCGCAGGGCCTCGCAGTGCTCGTCGAACACCGGGCCGCCGCCGCTGAGCCCGAAGCCCATGGCCTGCACCCCGACGCCGATCGAAGCCGCGCACACGTCCGGCCCGATCGAGAGATCGGGCGCGATGGCCGAGCTCACCGGGTTGTCCTCGTGGAAGCTGGCGCATTCCGAGGCGCCGGCGCAGTCGCCGTCGAAGCTGGTGATCAGATCCTGGGCCCCGGCCGTCGACAGTCCACAGTTCACGGTCGACAGCAGGAAGGCAACGGCGAGCAGGGTGATGCGGGTCATGGAAACAACTCCTTGTCGTGGGAATAAATGTACAGGGTTTCGTAGCGGCCGTCGGGCAGGCGGCGGCGGATGCGCTTGACGTGCTTGGCCTGGGGATCGGTGTTGACGAACTCGACCTCGCCGCAGCGGTCGACGAGCGCGCGCAAAGCCGGCGGCCAGGCGTCGGCGATGCTCCTCACGCCGCGAACTCCGTGTGCTCAGGGCGTACCCATTCGCTGCGGTTGGCGAAGCGCACCAGCCACTGGCCGGGGATGGCGGCGGCGATGGTGCCGAGCTCGCGGGCGTCGGCCGGCCCGCCCAGGGCCACGGCGACGCGGCGGCCGATCACGAGCTCCTCGAGCGCGCGCACGGGCTGGTTGAGATAAGGCGTGGTGGCGGCGGTCATGCCGGCATCTCCTGGCCCGCCAGCACGGCCTCGATGCGTTCGATCCAGGCCTCGCCGTAGAGTTTCAGCGGTCGCGCGATCTTCAAGTCGATTAGGAGGTCGCGCATCGCAGCGCCGTCGGTGGCCAGCTGGTGCGCCTTGGCGGCCAGCGCGCGATAGCATTCGGCGCAACTCGCGGTGGCGATGTGGCCGCAGCTCCAGGAATCCATGTCAGTGCTCCTGGTCGCAGGGCGGGGCGCCGGCGTCGAGGTTCGGCAGCGTACGCAGCAGCAGCCGGGCCGCCTGGTCGATGCGTTCCACGGCCATGACCAGCGCGGCGGCGGCGATCACCAGCTCCTGGCGGTCGAGGGCGTCGGGAGGCGCCCCGTCGACGGCGAGTGTAGCCAGGCCGCGGCGGCCGGTCGGCGCGGCGCACCCGGCGGTGGCGCACACGGCGGCGATCTCCTCGAGGATGGGCAAGACGCCGGCCGGCGTGGCCTCCGGCAGCAGCAGCGTGGGCTGGTGCCGCCGGCGCTCCGGGTGGGCGGCGATCAAGTCGCCCAGGACCTCGGTCGGAATGGCGTCGGTCGGGTCGGACATGGTGCCCTCACAATGTTTCACGTGAAACATTATATTGCACTACATGCAATGTAAGAGGCAAGGGAAAAGTGCATCCCGCGCATGCGGGATTGCAGCGGGCCGCCCTTTAGGTTACTCGGTGCTATAGCCGCGTGCGGCCATGCACTGCTGCTCAACCTTCTTGCGATTCGCCGCGGCTGCTAGATTGCCCCCAGCGACCTGCATTTGGTATCCAGGCATGCCCGCGCTGGCATATGGGCCGGTCGGCGCCGGCGGTGGCGGCGCGTACGGAAGGGCCGCCGCCTGATACTGGCATTCATAGAGGTCGCGCTGGAATTGCGCCTCTGTCGCCCCTGGTTTCGAGTAATACGTCGTGCAGCCGGCAAGCAAAACGCCCACGGCAAGCACGCTAAGATTTCCTGCATGAGTAGGGATCGTCTGTTTCAGCGAAGCCAACCACACCGTGTTTTTTTCTGAGTTCATTGTCCCGCTCCTGTTTCGAGCGCATTACGCGGTCCCGCCGCGCACCAACGAGGCCCGCGCGCGCTTTGCGGAGTAGCTCGTCGAGATGCTTGTACTCCTCTTCAGGCGCGACTTCCATTGCCGTGGCAATACTGATCACCATCCGCAAGAACAAGCCCGAACGCGTCCAGGGGACGGTACGCCAGATTTCCAGGAGTTCGATTTCTTCCTTACTCGCCGGCGCGATGCCGCCGAGCAGCTCGGCCGGGGTGACACCTAACGCCTCGGCCGCACGCTCGAGAAATGAGCCGCTGTAGTCGGATTTGCCGTTTTCGATCTTGCTGATTTGGCCGGCCGTTAGGCCGGTCAGCGCGGCAATCGTCTCTTGAGTGATGCCGCGTTCCTCGCGGATTTGCTTCAAATGCAATGGCATGGCGGCAAGGTCTAGCACGCTGCGCGCTCCTGTCCATGGCACCAGATGCAAGCCCACTTGACGATTTGTGCGCGACGTGCAAGATTGGGGTGTATGAAGCTCGCCCATTGGTTGAAACAGAACCGGAAACGCCAAGCCGAACTAGCGTCGGCAGTCAGGCGCTCGCCTTCGCAAATCAGCCGCATCGCCAACGGTCGCAGCCGCCCTAGCTGGGAACTGGTCGAGCGTATCCACGGCTTTACCGGCGGTGCGGTCACTGCCACCGACTTCATCGACGATCCGCCCCGCCCGCTCCAAACTGTGACGCAGGAGGAGGCGGCATGACGACGTTGGCGCCAGCAGCGGCGCTGCCGTTCCGCTGTGGACAGCTGGTGAGTTTTTCCGGGTCGCGGTCGGGGCGGCTGGAGACGGGCGAGATCGTGAGCTATCGCGCCTTGGCCGGCGGGCAGCTGCTGATGGTGCGGCTGGCCGACGGGCGGCTGCACCGCATCCATTCCACGCACTGCCGGCGCGGCGCCGGTCCGGCCGCGCCCGAACCCCCGCGGGCCGCATGAGCGCGGCCCTGGCCCGTGTCGTCGATCCAACCCCATCAACGAATGGGCACCACACTGGCACGCCGGCGGCGGGAAAATCCTCGACAGTAGGAAAAGTTTCACGCGCCCGCGATCCGGCGCGCGCCGGCTTCCGCCACCGCTTCGCGCGGGCGCTGCTGCTGCGGCTCAACGTCAGCGTGACCGTGCGCGACGTGTGCGAGATCTGCGCCGTCGACCGCGCCACCGTCTACAACTGGCTCAACGAGGCCAACGAGCCCGGCGGCTGGGCGCTGCTGCGCCTGCAGCAGGCGCTGGGCCGCGACTTCGCCGATGAGGTCGCCGGCGTCGTCCCCCTCAAGAGCAACGGCGCGCGCTAGGAGCGGATGCCCATGGCACCTCCGACACGCCCCCTGCCCGCGCGCGCCGCTTGTCGAGAATTTTCCACAGGATACACGCGAGAGCGCTCTGGTACGGCTCGCGAGGCCCCCAGCACTCTTTGGGAACGGTGTCAGGTCCAAACTGCCCGTAGGGATAAAGTCCGGCGCTCATACACTCGGAAGGCGGCGGGCTCGCGCGGGCCCGCCGCCGCGGATGCCGCATGCTGAAAGGCGCGGGCATGCGGTGTTTTGCGGCCGGGGCGCGCGTGCGGCTGACGCCGGAGGCCTCGGTGTTCTTCCGCCAGCCGCCGTTCGCCGGGACGGTGCGCTGGTGCCGCGAGCACGGCCCGCGCGTCTACGAGCTGACCGTCGATCTCGACGACGGCGGTGTGGCGATGGGCCTGTCGGCGATGTTCGAGGCGGTGCCCGAGGGGCCGGAACATGTTGCGGCTTGATCCGCATATCGAGCTGCTGGTGGCGGCCGGGGGCTTCGCCAGCCGGCCGGGCCCAGCACAACAGGCCGAGCTGGCGCGCCTGGCGCCGGCGGCGCGCGAGGTCTACGAGATCCTGCCGCCGCTGTACCAGCAGCTGGTGGTGGCGTGCGAGCGGGTGGCGGCGGCGCCGGCGATCGACTGGCCGCTCGCCGCCGCGGGCCTGCGCGAGCTGATCCTGGCCATCCCGGCGGCGGCGGTCGAGGCCGCGCCGGCCGCGCCCTCGCAGCCGATCATCTGCCCGCACTGCGGCGAGCTGAGCGCCAGCCCTTACCTGTGCGACGTCTGCGGCGAAGCCATTCGCCAGCGCCTGGGAGAGGTGGCATGAGCTCGCCCAAAGGCCGGCGGATGAGCGCGGCCCGCAAGGCCGCGTGGGCCGACCCGGCGGTGCGCGCCAGGATGAGCGCGGCCAGCAAGGCCGCGTGGGCCGACCCGGCGGTGCGCGCCAGGATG